TTGCCGCTGTGACGCCCTGCTGTCTCACCCTGATATTTTTGTAGCGCCCCTCGAACGCGAACATCCCCGCAACTTGTGTTGTCAGCACCTTTGTCGCGGGCGTAAGCGACTCCAAATCTGTCAACGCAATGACCGGCACAAAGTTTGTGCCATCGGCCGACACGTCAACATCCACCTGGCCGAGCAGATTAGATAGCTGATGATTAAAAAAGTCGCTCACGTCGCCGGTTTCGATGACGATATCATTATCCGACACGCCCGCGATGCCGGTCGATAGCTGTCGTTGACCGTTGTTGTCTATCACTCCAATTGTCACTTCGTTCTCCTAATCGGTTAGCTCTGCAAACATGGTTTTGCTGACTGACGCCAGGTTGGACGTGTCGAGGATCTCCCGGACTGACAGGGTGCCGCTCACCGTCTTACTCGGTACGCCTGTTGCGGATAAAATATAGTCCACTTGCGACGTTAGCGGGTGCCAAGTGTCCAGGGCGGCGCCTGTCAGCTCTGGTGTGTCGCCGGTCACGGATGAAAAATTGACCTCGAACTGAGCGCCTTTTCCGGGTGCCTGGTTGTCTAAATATTCGTCGGTGTGTGCGCCTACCAGGTCGCCCCCAATGTCGCCGTCTGTTAAATAACTCGCGGTGCATATCGAATCATCAGGGCGTGTCGCGGTGCTTTGAAAACTTAACGCTGTCAGCTTGAGCGTGTCGAACGCGCGCGGCCTGGCGAGTATTTGCTGCGGCGCGCTCACGTCAACGATGCGCCGCCCATTATCATCCAGGCGGTAGCGGTCACTTTCAAGATGTTGGCAACCCCATCATCAGCTAGAGTCCGCGTTCCCGTTGCGCCGTTTCCTTCCTTTGTCATGGTGTCGGTCGTTATCGGGATCGACACGCTATTGCCGGACTGATTAACCACCGTGAGCATATCCCCGATCTCAAACGCTACTGATGCGTTAGCCGGCACGGTGATGCTGTTCCCCGCGCCCGATACTTTGTAGATATGCTTGCCGGCGTCACCCAGAACAAATGTATAGTTTCCATTTTGAATATTTTGCCGCAGTTTATTGCGGCCTGTTACGTCGCCGTTTAGCGTCGGCTCGGTCGTGAAATCCCAAAGAGCCGATATTGTCGCAATGGCCGCCTTCAATGCGGCGTCATTAATTTGATCCTCGGTCAGCGTTACCGACTTAGGTGCCGCTGCGGTGCCGACAAAAGCGCCAAACGTATTAAGCAGCGCTTTTTTGATTAGTTTCAGATGGTCGTCGCCCTCTGATTTCGGATCAGTCGCGCCGACCGGGTTGGTGATGGTCAGTTCCGGGATATACGTTACGGTTTCGAGAGGCATTACATTGTCGCTCCAGAACAATAGTTTTGCTGATCTGCAACGCTCGCGGCCCCGCGTACTTCCTCGGCCAGCGAGTTGACCGCTTGTGCTGCATCCATAAACGCCGATTCATGTGCTGTTGCCAGTTCGAGGTCTTGTGTGTGGACGTGAAACCAAAATATTGCGCTGTGCTCGTACAGCGTTACGTGATTTGTCAGTAATGAATTGGTGTCCGCGTCCGCAACAAACGCCGCCGGCCTGGCGTAATAGATCAGAGTAAAAGCAGCGTCAACGGCCGGTGCTGCGCGAAATTCGATCTGTCTATCATAAACTGCGAATACGACCGGATCGCCGCTCAAGCTGTAACGATACAGCTCGGCAAGCGAAACCTGTTTCAGCGCGTAGCCGACACTCGACTGCGTGCCGGTGACTGCCCTGGCACCGAGAAAGTCTGACGGCAGATTGTAGACGGCACCGGCCGCCCGGTCTGCCTCGACCAATGGCGCGGTCTTGACCATTTCTATCGCGCGAACATGCTCTGCAATCATGCTTTCTGCGCTTTGAATAAAGCCGGGAATTTCGTCCGTCAGGTCGCCACGATGACCCGTTGTCGATAACCAGGTTTTCAGCTCGCCGTGATTGCTAACCTGTGCCACAACAGCGCCTCTTTTCCCTTGTCCGATATGGTTCGCTCGCCGGGTGCGCCATAAAAACGCGCCAGGCGTTTGTCTTGATTTGCGCGTCCTGGCTGATCAGTTCGGGAAATCGGCGTTTCAACACAGCCCAGTCGAGCGCGGGAATACTGCACATGGGCTGCATGAATTCGCGATTGCCCGCCGTTTTCTCAATACGGACACGATCCAAAAACGCCAGGTGTTTTTGCCGCTCGCGGTTTGGCCCGCGCGTTTCTGGAAAACCGTGATCCTTGAACTGGTTACTCATGCCTCTCCGCAACGTCGGCCTGGCATAAGCGCCAGGCCGACGCGCCGCCTTTTACGCTATGACAGCTAGCGAGTCGTCGATACCTCGATCAACTGCGTGCGCTGCTTCGTTGTAGACTTTCAACGTCCAATCGGCCGACATTTGGCGCTTGTCAGCAAGTCCGAGTTTTGCAATCGGTTTGACGTTCACACCCTCAAGGAATGAGATCGCCACCTTTGTTGGGTCGATGTAGAACACGTCACATTCGTTGCCGGTGATATTTTGTTGCAGCCGATTCGGCTCGATGACTAGCACGGTATTGAAGTCCGTCGCATAGACATTAACAGCGCCCTGGGCTACCTGCTGAACTGGCACGGTGCCGGTCACGTTTGCAGTCGGCGCAGCAACATTGGCGCTAGACGTGAGCAGGAATGTGTTAAGCCGTTGCACCAGTTCTGCGGTACTCATCAGCGTTGTGACGTTGCCGTTGGCAACATACGCGGCTAAGACTGACGCCTTCAACAGTGTTTCGCTAAATGCGCGAATATTCCCGCCGTCCGGTACGTCAACAACTTTGGTCGTGGTGTTGAAACCGCCGTCGCTGCCGGTCGCGCCGTTTGACGTGTTGGTCGTCAGCCAGGATGAAAACGCGCCGGACTTGCCGGCTACGGCCGACCCATCGTCCGCAATCGAGGCTTGCTGCGATAAATTGATAGCCTCTATGTCTCGCTTCAATTCCTGTTGACGCATCATTACCTGGTAGCTCAACTCATTCGAGCGACCGATCACGCGCGAACTTTGCGCGCGTTGCGTGACGGAAACGCCCTTGTCGCTGATCTGCGAATGATTGCCGACCCTTGTGCCGCCGGCCGCATCGGTTGGCACAGCGTCCGCGCCGTCGATGACTGCGTTTGTCAGATCGACCGCGCCGAGCGCATCAATCGTCCATTCGGTGAAGGAATTGTCGTGACTGTCAGTCCCAACCAATTCCGTAAAGGGCAGCGGTATCCGGGATATATCCCAGATTTTAGCCATCACATCTTCATTGATGAGGCCGCCCGCGAGTAGTGCTTTAAGGTCCGCACTTGACCATTCGTCGGCAGGATTTGCCATAAATCACCCAGAGTCTAAAAGGTTGTCAATCGCGTTGAGCTGTTCGTTCTGGCTAGACGCTGGTGTCGCTTGGATTTTCGGCTTCGCCCTGACTGGCTTCGAGTCGCCGCCTCTCGGCACACGCTTGATCGGCTTTACATCAGCCAATGCTTTCTCGACTAGCTGCTTGCGGTTAAAATTATCCCGCATGTAACGCAACATCCGGTGATCCGCAATCTGGTCAATATGGCCCTTGTCAAAACCGTATTGCTCCATGTGTTCACCGATACCAGCCAGGTCAGCCCGTTTAGCTTCGTCGTTTTCCCACTGTGGAATAACGTCGAGCACGCGGACAGCCTCGCGATCAAGCATTAATTCACGCTCCTTTCGCGCTTTCGCCAACACTTCCGGCTTGATAGCGCCATCGGGCAACGACTTCAAAACCAGTTCTAGTTCATGCCTGGCCTTTGCCTGATCATTCCCAAACTTTACCGTACGCTCCGTGAACTCCAGCTCGCGGCCCGCAAAATCAGATTCGCTCGCCGCCAAGTCCTTGAGCTTGCCGAATGTGTGGCTCTCGCCACCATCCTCAGCAGCCGGGATCTCAATGGCGTACAAATCTTGGACCTTGATGCCGGTCAATTCGGCCAGCTCGGTCAAGGTCTTTGGCGGTTTGACAGTCTCCTGGGTCTCCCCACTGTCGGGCGGCTTCTCAGCCTCGGCCAATGCTTCAGAGACCGACTTTCCGGTCTCGGTGTCGCTGTCGGGCTGCACCTTCTCAGGTTTTACCCCTTCCTCGGACTCGATGCCGAGTAAGTCATTAACGGCTGCCATTTTGGCAGCATTGTCCTGTGTGTCAAGCACGGCGACTTCGGCGCCGTCAGGCGGTGTCTGTTCCGGTGGCATAAATGTGGTCTCTCAATCCTTGTAGCGCGGTGATTTCAAAATAGCACGCTTCCCGTTTCTCGACGGTATCGCAGCCCTTCCAGCGTTCGTAAATTTCACACTCTCGCTCGTCGAATATCTGTTGCAAGCAATCGTTTTCCAGCAGCTCAGCCGCTTGCTTGATCTGTGCCTGTCTCCGCGTCAGCCTCGCCATTTGGTCCTATCCGTTTCGGCTGCGCTCGCGCGGCCTCTAGTTTAGTCGTTGCCTCGCCCACAATTTTTGCTTCCTCTACTTCTGAGGCGAGATTAGCGTCCCAATATTGGAACTGCAAATCAGTATCTTGCTTGTATTTCTCGAACGCTGTGCGCAGCCGCTCAAGTCCGAGCGCCTGGTCTATTAGCGTCGCCTGGTTCTGCTGTGCCTGTTTTTGTTGCGCCTGTTTTTTCTTCAGCGCCATTTTCGATGCGTCGCTCGTCGGGTCAAGGAAATATTGCTCCGGGTTCGCGACCTCGGCTGCTCGCCCCCAGTCCATCAACGCCGCATAGAAGCCGTCTATGTTGACGATCACGTCATCAAGTCCCTGCTCGGATAATGTGAGCTGCTTGTCGAGTATCGAACCCAGGGCGGCGACACGTCGCGAACGCTCGCCGACCGACATACCTGGCTTGACTGTCAAAATATTGCGCGGCTGCCAATCGGACGGAACGGGCGACGACCACCGAGCCGACTGCCGAATGTTGACAGGTTTATTAAAAAATTGCCGTAGCGTTTCGTGAGTCAATAGATACACGTTGCGAATCAGCGTCCGTGCAATGATTTTAGTCATCATCGCTGCGAGCTGTTCCATAACCGAATACGCGCGGTCAAGCCCCTGCGAGCCGATCTGATCCGAGCCGAGTTGCGCATTCGCTGTCGCCAGATCGAGTGCCGCGCCGCCTAATTCCGCGCGGCTGCGTTTCTGGTGTTCGATATTGAGCAAAATTCCTTGTGAGATATCCGGCACAAGTAATGCCTTTACAGCTTCGTCCAGCGTTCCTTGATGGCTGTTCTTGACACGAACGCGGCCATTAACCCGGCCATCTTCCAGGTCGTCGGCGTTGACCTTGCCATCACGCACGACCAGCCGTGATTTATTCGTTGCGTTCGCGTTGTCGAGTAGAGCCCGATTGAGTCCGGTATTTATATCCTGTATCTGCTTCAATTTGTCGTACAGCGACACCCCCAGGAAACGATGCGGATTAATCATAATAGCGCCGGCCGCAAATGAAACCATCGCCACCTCGATATTATCAAGCAGCGTCGTATCAGAAACAACGAAGCGACGGCGCTCTGATATGCCGTCGCCGTCCGTGTCAAGCAGCATGTAGCACTCGAAATATTCGATCTGCTCCTCAGATTTACTCGGCGCTTCCGGTGGATCGCTTTCGATTTTTTTCGGGTTTCGATTTGCCGTTGATTGCTTCATTTCGTGCCGCGTCGATAGCGCGTTGACCTTTTCCGCGTCAAATCCCATTTCGATTAGCGCCGACCGGCTGTCGAGTTTGCGTTCAGCACAAAACGGGACCCCTTGCAGGTCCAGACTTTTCCAGTTCTCGGTATATAGGAAATTTTCGAGCGGCGTGGACTCAATGATCAGCTTTCGATCAATGGTCGTTTCCCGCAACGTTAGTGTTTCCTTGTCCGGGTTGTATTCAATCACGTCGATCTTTTTATCGGCCGGATTGGTCAGCGTCGCAAACGCTACCGGGTCAACATCCGTATATTCCTGGGTCTCAGTCTGTGTGCGCTCATCAACCCACACCTTTATGACGCCGTTGCGCTCTAGCAGCGCATCCTTAATCGCTTCCAGAAACGCCATGTAACCGTTGTTTGCTTTCATCACAAAATGATTGACAGTATCCGATTCAAGTTGTGCCTGATCCTCGTCGAGCTGGCCGGTCGGCTCGAATTCAACTAGATTGTCATTCTCGAACGCATCGAGCATTTGCGATAACACAGCATCGACCATCGCAGAGAGGTCGCCAGAGACAACATTGGCGCGGCCCACTACCTCGTCTCCGCGCGGGCGCATGAAATAATAGTCAAGCGCTTTTTCGCGTTCTTTCGTTACCTCGTCCTCGTCCCATCCGGTCGCGACGCGCAATTGTGCGTTGACCACTTTCTGAATATCATCCTCGGTCATGCGTGTCGCGTCTTTATCGGACATTGTTTCGACTCACTGGCAACCTGGCAGCGGGTAGCGACTGCCAGTCAATTCGGCGTAGCGCCGCTGATAATCCTCAAGCGTGTTTTCTAGTGTTGGGCTTCTTGCCGGTCGAAGCTGACAAATTTGTCGGTGCAGGTTTCGGATTGTCTCTGCGTACTGCAACTCAAGGATAATTTGCACGTCTTGCTGCGCCGCATACGCGCCATAGCCGCCCAAGAAACCACGACCACCGACCGCGTTGCCGATCAATAACACAACACAGACGAAAATCGCCCACCGCCAGGGTCGCACGCCGTTGGACCCTGTTGGCGGCACAATGAATTTGAGAAAATCGAACGCGCTCATTTAATATCCGTGCGCGCGACGCCAATGCGTTTTTCGTATGTTCTGAGACCGCCCAGACCAAGCATTCCGAGCGTTAAGGTCATCAGCGGGCCAAAATCGAGCATAGGCAATGCCGGAAGGTCAACTCCAACCACTATGACCACCCACGTTCCGAGCGGCTGCAAAACAAATTGCCAGAGAAAACCAAAGCCACAGACCCACAGCAAAAACGGACGCGCACCAGCAACGAAAACGCTGCCATGCTCAGCCTCTTTCTGGTTAATGCGAATCTGCCCCTCGACAAGCGAGGTCATGGCGTTCAGCACCTGACCCTCGAATTGTTCCTTTGCTTCTGCCCTAGCGCTCTTATCGGGGATAAATCGCAGCACGCCGTCGAGAATCGGGCCGAGCGCACCCTTGATTAAATCACCGAACATCGCTAATTCTCACAATTTCGACGTGGAAAAAATCGTCGAAGCCATTGTCAATAATTTCGCCGTCCCTATCCCAGTCGGCGCCCGTTCGCAATATAACACCCATCGAATATGCGATGCCAACATACAGGCCGAGCAAATATAGCTGCTCCTCTCGTAAGAGTTGTTCGGCCTCGGCCTCGGTTTCGGCTTCTGGCACTGGGTACGTTTTTACGTCCAGGGCATCGGAAGGCCGCCCGTTGTGCTTGCCGTCCGGCCAGTCCAGCTCAGATGCGCCGGCCGCGAATGCTTCGTGTTGCTCGGTCTGTCCTCGATACCCCTTGAGAATCGAATGATCCTTAATGCGCAGAACCTCGACCGCGATGCTTTGTAGCGCCGTATTTGCGGTTGATAAATGGGCGCGTGATTGCGTTCCAAATTCGTTCATAGCCGGGCGTGCCTCTTATAACCGCGACTCGTTGTCATTCGCTGGCCCTGCTGAACGCCTGCCCCTCGGTCATTCAGCGTGTAATCTATATCTGATGACCATTCAGCATCGGTGCCGCCTCGATTCGCAAATAGACAATAATGCAAAAACGCATTTGCCAGGTAAATTTCAGGGACAAATTCGGGCAGCCGCTTGAACATTTCCAGGTTTTTCGGGTCGGCCTCGGCGCGGTAGCCCTGTAAAGAATTAATCAAATCAATGTTATTTCCTTCCTCGGCCCAGGGCTGAATCTGTACGTCGATGCGGGTGAGCGGTATATGGTTGCGCACAATATCAATACCCTCGACCAGTGGCTCAGTCGGTGACAGCTCAAACTCGACGCCAGGCACGGCAATATGATCGAGATTAGCGCCAGGCGGCATGATTGCTTTGCTGATCTTGCCGGCAAACGGATACAGTTCTCGCAGCTCCGCGAAACTCTCTTGCACGGTCATATTCTCAAATGTCCGCGAACCGACGATGTTGTGCATATTGCCGTCTGGTTGCACCATCACACACGCAAGGATGCTCGCTGTCGAGCGATCAAACGCGGCATATAGTGGCAGCCGGGGGTTAAACCCAAACGCTCCACGGCGCTTAGAGGCGTTCAGATCGAACATTCCGCGACTGTAGTAGGCGCCGGCATGTGACGCCTCTGGACTGCAATAGTATTCTTGCTGAATCATCGACTCAGACATACCCTCGTCGCGGTCTGCCTGTATGTCGGCCTTAGTCAATACCGGCGTTCCATCGTGGCGCCGCGTATCGTTGACAGTCAGTTTTGAGCAAAACCAGTCCGACTGCTCCTTGAGATTTTCGTACATCTGATAGGCGTGGTTTTTGCCTCGATAGGTCGTGATGAAAATGACCCACCCGTTATTTTCACGAATGATCGGCCGTATATAATCCCAGGAAACCGGATTGCAAAGCGCCCACTCGCTGAATACGACGCCGCGCACATTCGAGCCGACAAGCGAGTTATAACGATCAGAGCCGGCCATTTGCCAGGTCGAGTTATTCTTGAACTTAATCATCATGTCGTTTTGCAGCGTCGATTCGCGGATTGCTCCAGGGAATACGCGGTCGATGATTCGCCGGCCGTCACCGTCGAGGCCTTCCCAAATTGCTTTTTTGGCCTGGGTCTGCAATGGGAATAAATGCCAATAATTGCCGGGTTCGCGCTGAGTTTCGATGGCGGCTAGGTTGAGGCCGAAAGAATCCTTGCCGGCGCGACGGTGCCAGATATGCAATTGCCGTCGTAACCCCCCATTAAATGCGTTTAATGCGTCGTTTTGATAGTGCCTGGGCGTCCAATCGTGGGGGATTGTGGGGTTTTCTGGTATTAATTCAGAATTAGGCATGACCGCATCATATACGATAGGTTTGCAGTTGCGCTAGGGCTGGCGTATAAAAAAGAACGGCCCCGGTCAGTGAATGACAAGGGCCGACCGGAATTCGCGCTTAAGGTGCTTACCGGATTTCATTCGATTATACCATAACCGACTGATTCGAAACGCCCCAAGTAGAAAACCCGGCGGAAAATTCGCCCGATAGCGATAGCGTGAGTGTGGAGCCCGCGTGAAGCGTGGGAGTCGGCTCCAGGATGGGCACATAGTCGCCAGCACTCCGACAATGGTCGCGGCCAAACGTCGATAACCAAAGCGCACCCAGGGATTGATGCAGATTTATCCACAATTCTGTAGGGGTATGTTTTCAAAAATGGAAACCGCTAGCGCGTTACTTGCGACGCGCCGCGCGGATCGCACGCCCCA